GCTGACATTAAGCAAATCCACAGCAAACATGTCATATGGTAGAACCATGACCTGCTTCTTTATCAGGTTCTTCTGCTCGTCTTCGGTCTCCACTTCCCGATACACCCCCCCGTTCCGCCCGTAGGAAAATCCCCTAGGCGGAGAGGGTCGGGTTAGCTTGACCTGCGTGGGCGATTCCGGGGCCTCGTCTTCTGCGGGATCGAGAACGATCTCCTTGGGGGCGTTATCTACCGCCGTTTCGTTTGCCAGCGTTAGCGGGGTTGTTAGCTTTTCCCAGTGTTTGCAGTCTGGGCATACACCCAAGTTCTCGCTATTAAACTTAGCACAAGGGTAGTGCCCCTTTATCTCCCGCAGCTTCTGCTGCATACGGCTTTGAGGGTAGGGGTGCAACTCTGATAGCCATGTACACGCCTCTTCGCCGTCTTCGCATTTCTGCGCAATCGAAAGCAGCCCACGCCACAACGGCTCCATGCCATCCTTGGCGGCGTTGTCAATGTAGTACTTTAGTTGCTGACATCCGTTACCGGCTTTGGTTTTATCCAGCAAGTTTGAGAACTTGCTTACCGTATTCGATATGAGCTTTATGTGCGTAGATTTACCAGAGGCAAGCGTAGGACGCCGCCCCGGAATCATTGCGAGGACGTTGCTGCTTGGCGGCGTGGCAGCGGTGTTTGTTACCTCTACAGCTTCGCAGAATTTGGCGAAGTCAAAAACCCCGCCAGTTGACAGCACCTTAACCGTTCTAGGCTTAGCCTTGTTTTTCCAGTTAGTCGTGCCCGGTACGCGCAGCACTCGTGCCGCATCTGCTGTAACTGTAAAGTCTATGTTAAGGTTATTATCCTTACATGCCTGCTTCAAGCCCTCAGCAGCGGGACGCCATTTGGCTACAGGTACATCCTCAGTAAACGGCCAGTAGACGTGCAAGCCGCCGCCGGAGGACACGACCCACGGATTACCTAGCGCGCCCAGCTTGGAGCCCTGAAGAAACTCATCCAGCGCTGTAGCTGCGGCCTGTTTGGTAGCGTAGGCTTTGCCTTCCCCGCAATCTATATCCAAGAACGCAGACCGCATGAACATGGCGTTGCCAACGGTCCTGTTACCGCTCTTGGTAAAACTAGCTAGCGCAAAGTAGACATCCAGTTTGTCGGTGCTGAACTTCTTTATTGCAGGTTCTAACTCCGCTACGCTGTTGGCAAATACGTGTTGTTTCTTATTTGAGCTGAACTCCGCCACACACAAAACACCGGTGGACGGAACTACAGCCGCTATGAATTCTAGCGGTTTCATAACACCCCGTATGTTTAGTGTGTTTGCGTAATGGCTTCAAGTTTAGAAGATGCGCACAACTCGACTCTTAAGCTCTTATGTTGAAGTGTGTGCATACATCTCTCCATGCGTTATCTGCTGTCTTAGAATTAGACAATATGCCAATCAGTGTCTCTACGCGGGCTTTGTAGTACGGAGCAACTTTGCCGCCGATAAACCAGTTATATATTGTCTGTCTAGTAGCCCCAGTAGCTTTTACGATACGAGGAACTGAAAAGTCTAGCGCCGCCGCTAAACGCCCTAGGCTGTTCCCGGGCGTTGGCGTAGCATCGTGTATAGCCGCTATAAGTTTTTTTGAGTAAGCCATTATTTAGTCGGGGGGTTTTATCCCCCCCTAGTTATTAATCGTCTGTATCCCAGTCCGCTACTACCGAAGCTAGTGGCTTACGTTCGGGCGCTTTAGGTGCTTCCGCTTGTTTACGAACGACTGGCGCGTCGTCATCATCATCGTCGTCGGGTGCAGGAGCAGCTTTAGCTTTCTTCGCCTTGACGGGCGCAGCAGGAGCTTCGTCTTCCTCATCTGCTACCGGCGCAGGAGCCGCAAGGGCGGGAGTTTCAGGGCGGGCTTGGCTACTAAACTTAGGTGCAGCTACGGCGGCTGTAGCTTTCTCAGACGCAGACTGCTCAGTTACCGAAGCAAACTCAGCATCATCCAACCACCGCAGTGTGCGGAACATAAGCTTCGGATGCTCAGCCTTGGTGTCGAACTTAATACGCGTAACCACCTCGTTAGGCTCGATGTTCGCTGCCTGCAACCACGTTGCATACGCCTTGAGCGGAAACTGACCGTTGTCTTCGCGGCCAAACAGCGACTTGCCCGGAACGGTCATCTGGAGAATGTCACCCTCCATGTCGTTAGCCAACACCACGGCTACGCGTTGATTATGACGACAAGCGCGAGTCTCACCATCCCCTGAGCCCTTAGCGTTCATGGGGCAGTTAGCGCACGACGCGGCTTGGGGGTTTGCGACGTTAGCATCGGGAGTAACTCCGTCCTCTGACCAACACACCGGGGCCGAGCTTTCAGAGTCCTTGAACTTGGTCTTGTAGTATGCCCTAGAGATGTTAGGCGCAGCGTTGACGATAACCACGTCCATATACCGTTCTTCAATAGCTGCCACTTCCTTGCCGTCAGCGATCAGGCGGAACACCCCACCTTGTATAGATATCCTGCGCGGGTATCCACCACTGCCTTTACCAGCAAGCGCTTTAGCAAGAGCGGAGGCCCCGCCGCTGCGCTTACGCGCAAAAGAAGGAAGTTTAGCGGGGTTAAATTCTACGACTTCGTTTGCCATATGTTCCTCTTAAGTAGGTTTGCGTACAGAAATAACATACTCCGAGTCGGAGTTAAGCCCCGGCGGTACGAGAGCCGGGTTCTCTTCCAAAAATCTACGCATGTTGAGTTGCGATATGCGCTTCTCCATCAAGTCTAGTGCATCATGCTCGACCATGAACGCTTTAAATGCGTCCCAGTCATGCGTGTTGTAGCGAGTTTTCATAGACATGATTACGGTGCCGAACTCGGTCTTTACAGACGTAGAGCCCATCTCTTTCAGGCGATCCCGTAGTTCTCCGTCTACTAAGTCTAGCTGCTTTTGTAGCTCCGCCAATTCAGTGTCGAACTGCTTTGTGCGGCGTTCCATTTCCGTGCGTATTTTCCTTCGTATCTTCGCCAGTTTATCAAGCGGCAACTCTTGGCCTTCCATCGTTGTGTCTCCTTATAGTTGTTACAGTCAAACATTTTACACAGCCACCGGCTCGTTTGCAAGCTCTTCTTCGTATAGTTTAATCAATGATGTGTGATCGTTAACCCTGCTGGCTAACTGCTTGAACATCCTACGTTCTATGTCGCTGCCCTGAATGTGGACTACCGTAACTTTGTCCGAAGTCTGGCCCTGCCGGTCAGCCCTAGCGCAGCATTGTATATACGTATCTACAGAAAGTACCGGCCCCCAAAAGACCACTGTGTCGGCAGCGGTTAGGGTCACGCCGTGAGACGCGGACTGCGGCTGTATGACCAGTACTCGGGGGTCTGGGGTCTCCTGAAACCGCTTAAATATTGATGACCTAGCCGAAGCACTTATGTCCCCATGCACGACCTCATTAGATATACTGTTCTTGGAAAGAAACGTAGCTATAGTCTCTATGCTGTGCCGGTAGGGCGCGAAAATAAGAACCTTTCTACTAGTCTCATCAAGCACTTCTAGCAACACGTTAAGCCTAGGTTTGCAGTCAAACTCCACCACCTCCGAGCTATCTGAATACGCTGCGCCCGCAGATATTTGAAGGAGCTTGTTGACTCCCGCTGCAGCGTTGACGGCTGATATAGTTTCTCCCGCCGTGTTTATAAGCATCTGCGCCTTGAGCAGCTTATAGTATTTAGTTTGCTGCGCCGTGAGGGGTACCTCTCTAGTCACCGTCATTACCGGAGGCAAGTCAAGACATTGCGCTTTGGTGTAGCGTATAGCGGGTTGTAGCACCGTGTGCACGCTTTTGTCTGCGTCGAGCTTGGGTATCCACTTGAACTTGGTTAGCTGCTGCATAACTTTATCCCGCCACGCCGTAGCGAAGCGAGGAACTGCCGTCGGGTTAACCAACTTAGCTAAGCCATACGCGTCTAGCGGGGACTGCGCCGCCGGAGTGCCGGTCATCAACCACAAGAATGTGTCCGGCTTGACGAGTTTGTTAAGAGTTTTCCACCGTCTAGTTGACGTGTTCTTCCAAGCATTTGCTTCGTCTCCGATTATCAAATCGAAACGTCCGTCTTTCTGGATTGCATCAGCCAGTAGCGGTAAGCCGTCGTAGTTGCATATGACAAACTCGTAATCCTTCAGTATGACTTCTACGCGCTTGGCGGCTTGGGCATGATAGGCGATAGCTGCAGAACGATGGATAACGCTTTTAGCCATATCGTTTAACCACGCTGACTGCATAATCGACAGCGGGCATACAATCAAACAGCGTCTGACTTCTTTCCTAGCCATAAGGTAGTCCGCAGCCCAAAGCGCGGATAGCGTCTTGCCAGTACCCGGCTCACTGAATACAAACGCTCTGCGGTTCAGCGTGAGAAACGACGCCGTGTCTTTTTGATGCGCAAAAGGGGTATACCTACCGGGCCATTTGTAGTTTTTAAGTATAGGCGATGGGACCCCCCGCACACCTAGATTCTGCAGAACCCGCGCTTCATCAAGCCCCCAGAACACTGCCACTTCATGCACCCCCGCCGTTACTTCACGGACGTGTTTGCTCTTTGGGATTATGTTGAATTTGCTAGGGTTACGCGTCCGTAACAGCAACGCTTTGTTATCAATTATCTGCATGCTTTGTGTGGAATATCTTCGTTGTGTTAGACGGATCAGGCGCGCGCTCAATCAGATTCTTTAAAAACAAGTACTGCGTTAGGCGCACAGTTAGCTCTTTAGTGGGGTCGTTCATATCTCGGTAATTAATTTCCACTTGGCC